TTCTTCCGCTGATTCCAATTGCGGTACTAAATCTTTGATTCTTGGGTTTTTAGAGTATTTACCGCAAGCTTCCCGAAGGTCATTGTCAGTCACAATATCTTTTTTCTTCACCCGTCCCCACATAGTCGAACTATCCAGACCAGCAGCATCAGCATAATCAGCACAGGTATATGAAGCACCAGTGGTTAATTTATCGTGAGTGCCAACAAATAACCAAACCAAAGCGCCTTTTCTTTCTTTAAATTCGTATAGATGCTCGTCTTTAACCAAATCGGTGTAACGCAATCGGTTACGCAATGCACCTGACTTGATACCAGTATGCTCTGCTATTTCTCTAACAGTCCAATCTTTGCCTAGCAGATCTGGAAATCGTGTTCCTTCATAAAAAAACTTAAGCATTGCCTATCCCCTTGTAGGTTCATCGCCGCCATCAAAATAAAAGCCGCGTATAGTTAAGTAATATTGTTTTTGGGCCTCTCTTTCAATCCCGTCCAACCAGGTTACGTCTGTTAATGAGCAATCTAACGTCCTTCCCCTAATAGAATCATTGGTTTTATTAGTAGATGCCAATGCTGCCTTATGATTTGCGGCATGGGGTGATAATCCACCTGTTGCTTTAGTTCTTGCTAACCATCCACCAATAAACTTTTTCATGCCTCCCTTTGTTTTCCGTTTAGCTGCGTTTGCAAATAACCACATCTGCATTGCTTGGCATTCGGCACGCACCAGCTCTTCACCGTAAGCCTCAAGATACACTTCATATTCAGTGTCTGGTATTGCGTATTCATCGCCATTTTTGAGTAGAAATTTCATATTCCCCCCTCATGTAGTATTTAGCCACACTGCACTTTTCGAGGTAACGGTTGTACACGTTAATACGATCAGACTCTATCGGATAACCTTCCTGTTTTAGCTCGTATATCCTAGTAGCTAACTGAGTAACACCAAGCCTGTCGTAAGCTTCTAATGATGTGATTGTGTTACCGTTTTGGAAGTGTTCCAGTATTCTTTCTTTTTGACTCATTGCTCACTCCTTTGGTTCGGCTTCGCCTCACCCGTATGTGTTTAAAAGGTTTTTATAAAATACTTTTTGACAGATGAATTTACCCTTTTACTAGCAAAAGCTAATAATTTTGTGTAACTCATAAGGGCTATCGTATTCGTATCGGATATCCAACCTATCTTTAGCTAACGCCAATTAACTAAAGGGCTATGTCTGGAGGGTCAACCACGCTCTGACGTTTAATCTAAGGAGTTCGTCAGCCTCTAGCCCGAATACTAATAAGAAGGAGTTGTTAGGAAATATAACATTGATATACTACGCCTTCTTGTTTCTCGCACGACAAGTATCGTTGATCCTTCAACGCTTGTAAAGCCCCCTTCGCGGGGGGCTTTCTTTAAATCTTATTCACTGATCGGGTCAACCCAATCTTCAAGGCTTAAAAACTCTGTAACTGTCATATCAAACAATGCACAAATATCCTGCATTTGGTGATACTTCATATCTGGACGTTGGCGCATTAACCCTGCAACCTGGGGTGATACACCAAGTAAATTAGCTAAAGTTACAGTCGTCATATCTTTCTTCACTTGAGCGATTTTTAAACATTTGCCTAAATTTGCATATTTCATTTTATATTCCTGTGGTAATGTAGGTGGGTAGATTCCCCTATCTACACTCTCCTAGTTGGTTTTCCCCCCTCGAAAGGGGGGGGTTTTAGGTTAAAAAGGGATGTCGTCATCCATATCAGCCGGTGCAGCAACTTTAGCTACTGGTGCAGCAGATCCACCTTCTTTCTTCTGGCCCATTTGTACACTGTTTACAATGCAGCAGGCTTGTGAGTTTTTAACGCCATCTTTTTCCCAAGTCTCTAGTACAAACTCACCTTGAACGGTAACTGGAGTGCCTTTTGTGATAAACGGAGCAAGCTTTACAGCGCGTTCGTTAAACATTTTGCAGTTTACCCAACTGGTCTTTTTGTTGTCGCCCCAGCCTTGCGATACAGCCACTGAAAAACTACCAATAGATTTGCCGCTTGGCGTGTTGCGTACTTCCATATCTTTACCGGCATTACCTGTGAAAATCATACAATTAATTGTCATTTAAACTTCTCCGTCTCTTTTTTAATAGTGGTTACAGCCAGATCCACTTGGATGGCTAATTTTTCGATGAAATCTTCATCTCTTTCTACATTTACACAAACGTGTTCTGTGTCTGGGTGGTAAGCAAAAGCATCCCAGGATTCATACCCTGTTACCCACATACAGCCCTGTATCTGCTGATAGTAAGCTTTAACAAGCTCTTTTGGGTTGCGCTTGTACTTGACCATTGTCTGTGTCAGTGGGCATTTGATTTCTAAACCTTTTGACTCTCCGAGAATTAGGCCATCTGGTGAGCATCCGTAGTCTGAGCTGTCATTAAGAATGAACCCAGTCTCATCAACCGTCACACCATATAAGCACTCGTACTCAAATTTAGCTTGAGGCTCTAACTCATTGCCTCGCTCCATTGCGTCTGACTTAAACATTGGAGTTAGCTCACCTGTCAGTTTTTCACCAATCAATTGGTTTATATAGCCATCAGCTTGGGTACTAGCCTTACCAGTTGTAGTTATTAACTTAGAAAAACAACTTGCAGATGGTCTACCAAGGCGCGATTTTAACCACGCCTCAGAACCTTGCTCGTCGTACAGGATAATCACTTACTAGCCTTAGAGTTAAGGGCTTTAAAGGCTTTGTCGAAATACTGAGCCTGCATTTGGTCAACGGTACTGCATCTAAAAACACCACAGAACTTATCAACATCACTGCTCGTAGCTTCCAACAGTCTTTTTATCTGTGATGCCTGCTCTTCGCTAATAGGTGCAGTAATATCATTACCTCTTAGCATTGCTGACTCTGCATCATCATCTACTTGCGGAACGCCAGCCATAGCGGCTAAAGCATATCGACGAGCATACGTCACGCATGAACCACCTGCCTGTGGGTCTTTCTTTACCATTGGAAGAACAAAGTCTTGCTCCAACCATTGACCAGATTTGTGCATTAACCTAGTGGTCACACCCGCACCATTTTCATTACTAAGCGGGAATTGCACATAGCTCAAACCATTTTCTGCAAATGGCTTCTTAATCACTTGCATTACATCTGATAAATTGGCATAGGTTGACTTGAAGAATGGGTTATCACTCCCTTTTACTGCTCCACCCATGTCTTTTTGAGCTAATCCAAGAGCAGTTGCAATAAGTTCAATACTTTCACTCGTTTTCATTTAGATATTTCTCCTAATATTTGTTCCATTTGATACCTTGAACCATACCCACGGTAATAGTCGTTTGGCATATCGTCTCTTGCTTCATTACCTTGTAGACAATCTAACTCACCCTTTAAAAAAGAACTTGGGCTTGAGATTTTCTCGTCGGAAATATATTTATCAAACATTTCTTGAACATTCATAACAATTCTCCTAACCGTTATATCTAATAAGTAACGTATAACCGCTACACCTTACAAATTAATTGGAAAGCCAGTTACACCATGCTTGCGACAATTAATCATGTATTCCAACATCCAAGTGCTAGGCATTACGCCCGTTTCAAACTCTACATCTTGTATGCGTGTGCGCTCACGCCTAATAGTAGTTTCTATAGGCTCAAGCTGAATATCAATGACAGGCTTTGATGGTATTAACATTAGATTCCCCTTTTTTGTGTAGCGTTAATTATATACATAAATAAGAATAAAACAACATAATCTGCACTTAAGGTAATATATTTACCCAACCCATACATCTTATGCTGAAGTTTCTTATTGCTTCACTCGCTTTACAAACAGGTCAACTGCTGCTTCAATTTGCATTCCATTACTGGTAATGTCTTTTACCTCTTCACTGGTCATTTGCATTTTTGGGAACACAACTCTCCATTTTGACCCCACGCCACTTCTTAAATGACCTGAGTGCTGCCTGGCTTTCATCGAAACAACAGCACCAGCTCCAACTCGCTCAATCTTGAACCAATCACCTTTTGTATTTTGCTTTTGCATATCACTTTCCTCTTTAGTTAATTTTGCAACCCGTACATCTTAGTAGCTAACCCACACACCGAAGCGTTGGCAACCCGTACACCTTTATCCTGGGCCAGACTATTCACCAGGCACAGCATCACCAGGCACAGCATCACCAGGCAGCACTTAACCTGGATCTACGTTGGCAACCCGTACATATTGTTCACCGTTATCTGTAAATATCGCAAATTGTCCGGTTGTATCCTTTTGGACTCTTACAGTAGGAACGCCATTGTCATATGCGCGCCACATCCAATCATTTATCTCATCCTGATTGTTTAAATGCTCTTTATTGGTCAAGTTTCCGTCAATATTTACTTTGTATGCTGTATACATTATTTACTTCCTCGTCTAGTTAATTTGGCAACCCGTACACCGGAACGTTGGCAACCCGTACACCGAAAACGCTAACCCATACACCGAAAGGGTTTTTGGGCATTTTGGGTAAAATCGGCGAAAATCGGCGAAAATGGCGCTAAAATCGTCGATAATGCACGTTGGCAACCCGTATACCGAAAGGGTTTTTGGGTTTTTGTACGTTTTTTAGGCATATTGATCACTTTTTAACCACTTTGATCACTTTTTAACCATTTTTCCGTATAGGCGGCGGCAATCCGGCCACAAAATAGGCAAAATCGGAATATATCGCCATAATTTGGCCGCTTTTAGCTCAATTTATTGTCGATAGCTATCGCGTACCCAATAGGGCAACCATAAGCGCCCCAATCTAATCCGGCGGCGTATATAGCGGCAATCGTTTCGCGGTATCGTCGCGCCGTTTCAGTGCCAACAACGCCGTTTAAGCTATCTAGCGGGCAATCGTCAAAATGCCATAAATGGCCGTTTATGTTCAATTGTTCAATAAATTGTTTCGCGTGTTTTAGTCGCATTGGGGTGGTTCCTTTTGGTTTTAGAATAGGCATTAAAAAACCCGCGATTAAACGGGCTTTAAACTACTCACTCAATTCTATAGCTTTAGCAATTGCCGTGCTTATATCGCTATATGTTGGCATACAGTCGCGATTGTGGGCGCTAATGTAATAGGTTATTGAATCGCTTAAGCGGTTATATTTGTCGTCTATATCGTCCGCAACATATATTAAAATATCGTCTGATAATTGGGTAGAGTAATAAGATGGGGCGCTATCATTACACCACGAACAATCCGTAAAACCCGCTTTTAACAGTGCAAGCGCGTCTCTTTCGGGTAGTAGTGCTTTAATATCCGCATGAATTGATAGGCTTTTAGGGTGTGTTACAGATAGTTTTTTGAGGGTTGCAAGGGTTGCCATTTTAACGGCCTTTTTTATGAATTTAACAAATAGCACTCCTAAGAATGCTACCTATAAACGCACAAAAATCAGTTTATTTGTTTAGTTTTTGCATAATTTTGAGGCCGTCCGCAAGTTTAGCAATAAATGATATTTCATTGTTGGGGTGGTCAATGCACTCCCAATCGTTGAAGCTAAAAACGCACTTTTGATTTTCATGCGTTGGCAACTCGTTTGCATGGTCTTCAATATCCCCGCCTATATATGGATTAATAAGCCAAATTCCGGTTATATTTACTATTTTCGCCAAATGA